CAGCGTTATCAAGTGCCTACAAGCGGTCAAGCAACCATCCTAGCTGGTGCTGATTTGTATCAGTCCGACTTTGGTGTATTGCAGATTGTTCCTAACCGCTTTATGCGTACTCGTGATGCTCTCGTACTCGATCCTGAGTATGCAGCATTAGCTTACCTGCGCCCATTCCAAACGAACGACATCGCTAAAGTTGGTGATGCTGAGAAGAAACAGATCTTGGCTGAATTGACCTTAGAAGTTCGTAACGAAGCTGCTCATGGTGGAGCTTTCGACTTATCTGCTTCTTGATAATTAGCAGATAATATGTAGAATAGGGGGTGGACAAAATCCATCCCCATTCTATAAAGGTGTCAATTTGAAAAAATACTTAGAAACAGTAGATGGTGAGGTCAGAACAGCCATAGCAGATGGCGAAGGTGGAATCGTTATCCACAGCAAGACAGACCTTACAGATTTTATAGACCATACAAAAGCGCAGTTTAATCAGAATCCTGGCAAAACAGGCTGGTCAGACAAGCCTTTTGATCCAAAGAACAAGATTGCATCCCTACCACTAGCGATCATCAATGACCTTAACCAAAAGGGCATTATGAGAGGCTACTTTATTGTGGATCACGCAGCCATGAAAAAATGGCTAAATGACCCTGAAAATCAAGTATTTCGTACAAGGGGAGGCGAAGTATGAGTAGGATTGCAATTTTAATACCCGCTAGAGGGCAAATGGAGGTCGCTACAGCGTTTGATTTAGTAGCGATGTGTGCATACACCATTAAGACCACAAAACACGATATAGACCTGTTTACAAGCGCAGGAACGCTCATATTTGACCAGCGCAATAACTTAGTAAAGACAGCACTAGAAATAAAAGCAGATTATGTCTTGTTTGTAGATGCTGATATGCGGTTTCCAAAGGACACGCTTAAGATCCTCATGGCTCACGATAAAGATATTATCGGAGTCAATGCGACAACACGATCTGAGCCTGTCAAACCGACAGCCAAAAACTTCAAGATAAGCGAAGTTGATGGATCTGTCGATTGGCTTCCTGTCTATTCCAATGCAATGTCGGGAATCGGCAAAGTAGATGGAATAGGCTGTGGCGTGATGTTAGTTAAGACTAAAGTGTTCAAAGCACTAGAAATGCCGTATTTCTATTTTGAGCAGCTTGGCAATAATAAAATACTAGGCGAGGACATTTATTTCTGCATCAAAGCAAAAGATGCAGGGTTTGATACATGGGTAGACCACGATCTGTCTAAAGGAATTAGGCATATCGGGCAATATGTTTATGGATGGCAGAATGTTGAACTGCCAAAAGAATAAGGGTTAATATGGCTTTTACATCGTATTCGGACTTAAAGACTACAGTAGCAAGCTACTTAGGTCGTTCTGATCTGACATCTACAATTCCTGATTTTATTAGCATGGCAGAATTGCGCCTTTCTAGGGATTTAAGAACGAGACAGATGTTAAAATCTGCTACAGCAACAACTGTATCTGGTAACGCAAAAGTGTCATTGCCAACCGACTTCCTAGAAATTAGGGATCTCCATGTGCAAGGAAACCCAAGATTTCCTGTAACCTATTTATCGCCTAGCGCGTTTAGTAGAGATGCAGCAGCAGACGAGAATGGAAAGCCTAATTACTACACAATCTTAGCTTCCGAGTTTCAGTTTGCACCAGTACCAGACACAACATATACATTAGAGATTTTGTATTATGCCAAACCAACACAAATGTCTGTATCAGTTAGTTCTAATGTGTTTTTGGCAAACTATTATGATGCCTTGCTATATGCTTCTTTGTTGGAAGCAGAGCCATACCTAATTAATGATGCTAGATCTCAGACATGGGCAACTTTGTATGATCGAGCAATCAAGAATATTTCGGATGCGGACTCAAGAGGCGAATACTCTGGTGTTCCGTTAATAATGAAAGTAACCTCACGATAAGGAAATAAAATGGCTGCAATGTCAAATTACTTAGAAAACGCGCTAATCAATGCGACTCTACGCGCAACCACATTTACATCACCAACAACAGTTTATGTTGGCTTATACACAAGCGATCCAACAGATGCCAATACAGGCACAGAAGTTAGCGGTGGATCGTATGCTAGAAAAGCAATGACATTTGGCGCACCATCAAACGGAGCATCTACAAATTCAAGCGCAGTAGAGTTTGACCAAGCTACAGGATCGTGGGGAACAGTAACTCATTTTGGAATATTGGATGCTTCTACAAGCGGAAACCTTTTATATCATGGCGCACTAACATCAAGCAAAGTCATTGAGTCAGGAGATGTATTTAAGTTTGCATCTGCTGCTGTTTCTGTAACATTAGCGTAAGGCTAAACCATGTCTACTATTGTTACCAGGGCTGGTAAGGGATCTCCTTTAACTCATGTAGAAGTAGATGCTAACTTTACCAATCTTAATACAGATAAGGTAGAAAAGACTTCTGCTGATATTACTGGTGGAACAATTAGCGGAACAAGAGTAACAAATCGCATCGGTTCAAACGGAGCAACGACAAGTGGAAATATTACACCTACTAGCGATACTGCTGACCAATACAACATTACAGGATTAACAGGAACATCTGCTATTCAGATTCCTAGTGGCACACCTACTGACGGTCAGCGTTTATCTATTCGTATTAAAGACAATGGAACAGGCAGGACATTGAGCTGGGTAACAACTGCTGGTGGTTATCGAGTCATTGGTTTAACTTTACCTTTAACAACAACAGCTAATAAAACAATTTATGTCGGTTGCGTATACAACTCAGCCGACTCTTTTTGGGATGTAGTAGCTGTAGCAAGCGAGGTTTAACATGACTAATTGTGCTGTTATTGATGCTAATGGAGTAGTTGTCAATATTATCGTAGCTGAACCTACCGATACACCGCCTGAAGGATGTACATTGGTTGAGCTTCCAACTTACGATATTGGTTATATTTGGGATGGTGAGCGTTTTATTCCACCGCAGGAACAGTAAATGGCAACATATTATTGGGTTGGTGGGGCTGGAAGTTGGACTAGCTCATCTACTACTCCTTGGGCTTCTAGTTCGGGCGGTAGCGGTGGGGCAGGAGTGCCTACATCTGCCGATAATGTAATTTTTGATAAAAACTCAAATGTAGGAACTAGTAGTTTTACTGTTACTTGTTCTTCTTCCCCAGTTTGTAATGATATAAGTTTTGGTACAGGTGTCGATGCTCTTGACGGAGCAATGATTTTAAGTGGTAGTTTATCTATATTTGGAAACTGTACTTTATCGCCTACAGATTTAACGGTTACAGGCGGAACGCTGACTTTTGCATCAACAACAACTGGTAAAACAATTACATCTAATGGAACATCGTTTGCCACCATGACATTTAACGGTGTAGGTGGTGGTTGGACTTTTCAAGACGATATAACAACACCAGGAACAATTACACTTACAAACGGTACATTAGATACCAATAGTAAAACAGTTACTTGTGGTGCATTTGCAAGCACAAATTCAAATACACGAACACTAACGCTAGGCACTTCTACCGTTAATTTAACTGGAGTTAGTATTGTTTGGAATTTTGGAACTACCACAAATTTAACATTTAGTGGTGCATCTTCAACAATTAACTTAACTAACACAAGCACAACTTCTAGAACATTTACTGGCGGTGCTTTAACTTATGGCACATTAAATATTGGTGGAACTACAGGAACATCTACAACTTCAATTGGTAGCATAAACACATTTAATACGCTTTCAAGCACTAAAACAGTAGCCCATACAATTAGTTTTGGCGCAAATCAAACCATTACAAATTGGAGCATAACTGGCACAAGCGGAAATGTTGTAACAGTACAATCATCTGCTACTACTCAAAGAACCATTACTTACAATGGCGGTCAAGTAAATCTTGACTATATGTCATTTACCAGTATTAATTTTTCTTACACTTTAGGCGCTTCAAACCCTTATCTTGTGTATGCTGGCGCAAACTCTACTAATGGCGGTAATAACAACGGTATAGCTTTTCTTGATGGCAATACTCAAAAAGCATATCGTTTAACTACAGGAACTACTTGGACTGTACCTAGTGATTGGAATAGTTCTAATAACACCATTTATATGTTAGGTGCTGGTGGTGGCGGTGGAACTTCTGCGGCATCAGGAAACAATCGTGCTGCGGGTGGTGGCGGTGGTGGCGGTGGGTACACATCTGTTACAAACTTTTCCACAACAGCAGGTAGCACAATTACTTACGCAATCGGAGCGTCAGTCGCAAATACGAATGGTGGTAGCACCACATGGAATAGTGGAGCAAGTACGGCTGGCGGTGGGTCAAGAGGAAACGCTACAACGACACCAGCTTCATCAGGTGGGGCTGGCGGTACTGGTGATTATGCTGGCGGTACAGGCGGTGCTGGTGCTTTTGGAACAGCAGCTTCTACAGGATATGGCGGTGGTGGAGGCGGTGGTGCTGGCGGTGTTAATGGAGTAGGCGGTAATGGTGGCAATGGATTTGGAGCAACCGCTAATGCAAACTTAGCTGGTGGCGGTGGTGGTGGTAACGGTGGTGGCTCTAACGGTGGCAACGCATCATCGGCAACTGGTGGTCTTGGGGGTAATAACTTTGCTGGTGTAGGCGGTGGGACAAGTAACAGTGATGCTGGAACTGTTGGTGGCGGTGGTGCTGGAACTACAAGCACAGGCTCAGGCGGGGTAGGTGGTTCAGGTATTGATATAGCCAACACAATAGGCGGGGGCGGTGGTAAAGGTGCTTCAGGCACAGTAGCAAATACTGGTTTATATGGTGGCGGGGGAAGCGGTGGTGCGGTGTCAATATCAGGTGCAGCAACCAACGGTTCTGCTGGCTCACAAGGAGTAATCCTTATTGTTTATACCATTAGCGGTGCACCTGCTTCCAACAGTAACTTTTTCTTAATGTTTGGTTAAGACAATGGCTTATGCAGATCAATATGTCCTATATGGTTATTGGGAATACGACTACTGTATAGGAGATGTTTTAGCTACAGACGGTAATGCGGCTATTACCGGCATTGCTACTGTAGATGGTTTAGCAATACGGATACGGTTTACTACTGCTAGTGTTTCTGCAAGCGCAACAATTAGCGCAGTAGGAATAAGGGTAAGGCTGGCAGAATCTAGCATTACGGCAGATGCTACTGTTACAGGCGTTGGAATACGGTTAAGGCTTGCTAATGCAACAATTAACAGCATAGCTACTGTTACTGGGTCTGCAAATAAAGATGCTTTTGCCGCAGGATCAATATCTGGGATTTGCACAATTAGTGGATTTGCTACAAAGATAACATTTAGCACCGCTACAATTAGCGCAAGTGCAACAATAAGTGGCGCAGGAATACGGCAGCGTTTAGCAGTAAGCTCTATAACTGCCGATGCTTCTGTAACTGGCGCGGGAATACGACAGCGTCTAGCAACATCATCTGTTAATGGAACAGCAACCAGTA